CATCCTTCTGGGTTCTGCATCATAAGAAGATAGCAATGCGTAAGCCGCACATCCAAGGCTTTCAAAGAAGCCCTTGCTTCCAGCAGGTGTGCCTTGCGCAATGTCTTTCTCTGGTCGTCTGAGGGGTAGATACTGTTTGCCATTTCAGCTTGATCCACCACTCCACCGGCCAGATGTGCGATATCCTCAGCAATCAATCTGGAATATCTTGCAGACAGCCTTGTAAGAAAATTTAGCGTTTCCACATAAAGTTGGTTTGCCGTATTGACAAACTCCGCCTTGCTTGTGGTACGCTTTGCTTTAAGTACCGACACTGTTTTTCTCCTCTTCTACTGCTTTTTTAGTATCTATCACCCCACACTCCTGTTCGATTTGCTCCAAGTGCTTGATTAAGACATATTCGATGTAATTTGTCATAGATCGGTGTTCACTCGCCGCAAGCGCACCAATCTTATCAAACACGTCATCAGTCAGACGTAGGGTAAACACTCGTTTGGTTGTCGCCATATTATCGTACCTCCATCCAACTGGTATAAGGTATATTATAGGGCGATGTTTATGCTTTGTATGCAGTCTTTAACCTGTCAAGTGATAGCATTTTTTTAGAAAACTGAAAAAAGCCCATTTTTCAAAAAATCGCGTCGGCGCTTCGCGCCGACATTGTTTTCCGTACCGGAACTTTCTGCCTCTATCGGAGCACCCGCCCACTGACGTGGGCGGGATATAGACCCGATACACTGCGGTAGATTAGACAGAAAAGCCGGGGCGCAACCCGCCCGAGTACCTTGCGTTGCTGAGGTTGATGCTGCCGTTGGAGTTCACATTACAGAAATAGTTGTTGTTGCTGTAATAGGGGGAACGCAACCACCACCACACCGCAGTGCTGTTCGCACTGTGATTATAAGCTACTTTAGCGTTTCCGTTCTTATAGTAGTCATACTGGAGCTGATAGTTCCGCTCTGCTGAGTTTGCGTAATTTCTGGTTCCAAAAACCTCGAACTCAGACAAAAGGAATAGGTAATCCGTTGTCGCAGTCACATAGCTTGCTGTGTTAGAACCGCCGCCAGTATTATCGGTATACTTCGTCACTGACTTCATAACCGCTCTCAAATCGGAGGGGAGCGCCGCCATCAGACTGTTTGCCAAGGGACTGGCCGGCGTACTGCTGTTGCCCAACAGTGTCTTGCGCATTACGCTGTTGTTCCATCCTCCACTGTTGGTACGGGAGGTATTCATGTGGAAATAGCCAGCGGAAGTTTGCTCGTTGTTGTATTTGCTGTCGCAAAGTGCCACATCTTTCCCACTAATTTTTCCGATTTGGAAGTGGATACGATTTGTTCCCTCTTTGCTGCTATTATGATCAAAGCCCAAAATAAAAACATCAACAGAAAGATTAGAGAAAGTGTAATTCCCTGCCTTACCATTTAGTTTAATGTTCTTCGTATCGCCCACGCTCCAATAGCTTGCCGCCAAGCCAGCGTCAGAAACTTGCTTGATTTGTGCCCACGTATAAGAGTTTAAGGCACTACCCTTAGCTGGCATAAACTGAGCGGTCACAGCTACTGTCTTGTCAGCAGGAGCATTGTGGTTAGTGCCCGCTGCCACCTTAATGGTGATTGTTGCATTGCCCGTCTTCTGGTTTACATGGCTAATCGTCACTTCGTTACTAGACACACTCACCGTAGCCACGCTGGTGTCGCTGGAACTGGCCGTAATAGCGCCGTCACCAGCACGGGTGACAGTTACCTTACCTGTCAACGCAGAAGCGCTCAGCGTTACCGCAGCAGTGCTCAGGCTTAGGCTTCCTGCCGCCTTTCCAATACTCCAACTCACGGTCTTAGCCGTAGTAGTGCCATCAGACCACATATAGTCTTCTGTCGGTGTAAAGGTAGCATTGTAGCTTCCAGCATTGATGCCAGAGGTCACACCGCCAAGCGTAAGCTGTGCAGTGTTATGATTGCTCCACACCGGAGACTGAGAGTTGGTATTGTAGGTCAGACTTCCGCTCTGACTGGGTGTGGTTGAAATTGCGATTCTATTTGCAACACCAGTCTTGCGGTTAGCAGCGTTGGTGTTAGCTTTGCCGTCCGTAGACATGGGGAACAGGGAGACATAGTAAGTCGTTCCATTCTTCAATCCCGTTGCCACCAATGGGGTGCTTGAGTAACCGTTGCGGGTCGTGCTGGTATGGGTATATGCGGTGTTAGGATCGGTCGGAGAAGTAGCATAACTCCCCTCTTTAACAACCACAATCGTAGATGCCCAAGTTGCACGAGTAACGCCATCAGTAATAACAGCAGCGGCAGGATCAGTCCACTTGATAGACAGTTTTCCATTGCCCGCTGCCGCCAATGTGATGCCAGACACATCGCCAACTGCTACAGGATTAGGCGTTGCGCTAAACTCATCAGCCGCGCTGTCCGTATATGCGTTTGAGGTTGTGTACGGGAAAAACTTGTAGAAATACTCTACGCCGTCTGTCAGACCGCTATCACAAAAATAGCTGTTCTGATAAGCGTTCCGGGTTTTGCTGTCCAGCACCACCGTACCGTCACGACGGCTTACCGGAGCACTGCCCGCCTTACGCACAAGCAGGGTACCGCCCCATGCCGCCAGGGTAGACCCGGCCACAACCAAGTCGTCAGGGTCTTGCCACTTCACATAGACCTTGCCAGCAGCGGCCAGGGTCTGGATGTTTGTCACAGCGGCAAGCACTAACCCACCGCCCCCGCTTCCGCCACCGGAGCCGAAAAAGGAAATAATAGGCATTTTGATACCTCCATTTGTTTGTCGTTCTAATTTATCTTCAATCCAAAAGGACGATTGTTACCGGAATGTCAATATCGGGCATTTCGCCGTCTGCCGCAACATACAGCTTCCCATTCTCTTGCCCGACCAAGCACAGCTGTGCCTCCCGCGCCATTTGCCGCTCCTCAAAAGTAGCGGATTGTGCCACGCCGATCTTGCCGTTCTGCTCTGCACCAAGACCTTCCACTTCCAGCTCGTAGGTATACGGCGCGTCAATGCCCGCCCAGCCGGACGCCAAAAGTGTGGTGGTGACGCTTTCACTGTGCTTGGCTTTCGTTTCAAGTGTCTCATCAACGTTCTCACGCCAGACCTTGAACTTAGTTTTGCCTGGTGTTACACTCATCGTCACCCCTCCTCATTTCACTCAAACAGGATAAGGGTGATCGGGATATCTCGTGTGGGTTTATCGCCGCCCCTCGTGATGGTAAAGCTGCCATCAGCCTGACCGCTGACGTACATATCAGCGTTTGCCGCCGCCTCACGCTCGGCCTGAGAGATGCCCTGAGAAAGACCGACAACGCCATTCTGGTTAGCCATCAATCCTTCAACGGGCACAACGTACTGAACATTATCGCCCCAGCCCGCAACGGTCAATGTCACATCAACTGTACGGCTTACCTCTCCAGAAACTCCTGATAGATCATCCAGCCTATCGGACAAAGCACCAATTTGTCCTGCCTGCTCTTCAATCGCGTCAGCAGCAGTTTGAGCAACTTGACCAATCAAGAGGCTTTCCCTCAGTCCAAGCTGCTTCAAATGCTCCAGATATGTTACTTTATTTACCGCCATAGGTTTCACCTCCATCCGTTCAATACGACAAAGGAGGGACGGCCTGAACCGTCCCTCCTACATCTGTTATCTGAGATTAAGCGCCGACCTCTGGCGCGTCAGCGGCACCAAAGATTTCATCCAGCATTGCCTTGACCTCAGTATCGGTGGCAATCTCCACCACAGTCACATCGGCACCATCCACACTGATTGCGCCTGCGGTGGCGCTTGCTTCAACCTTGGAGAAATCGGTAGCAGACTTGCCGCTGTCGGTCAAATTGCCATTAACGTCCAGGCCAGCAAAGTTGCCAGCGGTAGCGCTGCCGACCTTATCAGCCTTGCCGGTGATGTTAACTACATCGGACTTCGGCACATACAGGCCGTCAGCTTTCTTCACCAAGGCATTGTCGTCCTCAGCAGAGACATTCACATTCACGCTGATTTCGTACCCGCTCACAGTCACGGTAGCAGTGCCATCACCAGCCTTGGCAGTATAGGTGTCCACCAAAACGGCCATATTCAGGAAGGAGTAGGTAATCGCGTCGCTCTCACCCTTGACGGCCAAAACCATGACAGGCTTGCCCTCCAGATTGGGGTCGGTTGCGTCGGCATAAGTGTCCGCATCAAAAGCGAACTCACTCACAAACTGAGTCTTGGTCTGATCCAGGAACAGCTCGGCGGGGAAATCAAAGCTGAACGCAGGAGTGCCACTCTTGTCCTCGCTGGAATACAGCTTGACAGTGTTGCCCACTACTTCGCCGGACTTAAATGCCATTGCAAGACCAGCGACCTCATCCTTGGTAGCGAAGTTGTCGTTGATCGTGGTTGCCAGAGCCTTCAGATCCTGCAGCCTGGTCAACTTCTTCACATCGTAACTCATAATCTTTTCCTCCTCGTTTTGTCGTTGTTGGTTTGTACTTCCTATCAGTTTACGGTCAATGACCGAAAACTTCCTTCAACATTTCTGCCACCTCTGCATCGGTGACAACCTGCTCTTCTTCTACGGGGGTGTCGCCACTTTGTTTCCCGAAGACCTCTCCAAGCATCTCGCCGACTTCATCATCTGTTGTTACGTCAGACGAGTCAACTCCACCACCACTTAGAACAACAGGGTCTGGCACCTTGCCGGGTTCTTTCTCGACCGTGAACGAAAGAACCTTTTTATCGTCGATATGAGGCACGTATACAGCGCCATCAGCACCAACAATTCTGCCAAGATTTTTCACTCGCCCATTATCCAAGGCGATGACCAGCTCACCATTATCGTTGATTTCTAAGGATGCAATTCCAACACCATCCTTACCACCAGAGCCGCCTGATCCACCACCTGCAAGAAGTAGGGCGTCCCTCAAACTCAAATCTGCCATCGTTACGCCTCCTTCCTCAGAACATATAGTAGATGTTGACGTTTACTGTTTCCAAAAACTCCAATGACGTAATATCAATCTGGTTCATGCCCAGTTCAAAAACGCCAGTAAACAGCGGGATCTCCTTCCCATTGATTTTGATTACCGTCCCTGCCGGAGCAGAGATGCCAAACTTTTTCAGCACCAAATCACCAAAGTTCAAAATGCTGTTGGGGTTATCCTTGATTTCCTTTTGTTTGAAGATATCCAGCATATTGACATTTGGCGTAACCGTGCCATTAAAACTTCCCAGATGCGCTTGTGACATGATTTACCTCCTTCCCGCTGTCACGTGAGCCAGATATAATCCAGCTCTTCCAATGTATCGTCGTCCATTTCTTCCAGCGCCATATCGTCTGTCTCTTCCAGTAGCCGGTAGCGTTTCAAGTCTGCCGCTGACTCCGTGCTGATTACAACACCACTCCCCTCCGGCTTCATTACTTTGACTGGGGTGCCAGTGGCCTCCGTATCCAACACAATGCCACTCTCTACACGGATTGCCTTAGTCGTAGCGGCAGAAGCCTTAGTGCCCAGTATAATGCCGCTCTCTGCACCATACAGCACCTTGATCAGCGTGCCAGCCGCCTCCGTGTCCAACACAATGCCGTTGTCGATATCGAGACAAACGAGATAGCAAAGATTTTTCAGCTCGGCGGTTAGCAGAATGCCGTTATCGACTGTAAAACGATTGAGGCGCTTTGTATCCAGCGGAGCCGCATCAAGAACGAAGCCGCTCTCTCCATTGAAGAAGCTGTGCTTGCTCATGGAGGGGCTGTTGCTCTTGATGACAAAGCCACTCTCCATACGTCCCAGTGAATGAGAGAGAATAGCGTCAGCCTCAGAGCTAAAGATGATGGAGCTTTCACCCTTGGTCATCTTTTGAAGTGTGCCCCGCATAGGTGCGGCAGAGATGACAATACCGCCCTGAATAGGCCGAGCCAGAATACGCGGCACAAACTCAGCCTCAGATTGCAACATAAACCCGGACTGGATGTCGGCAAGGTGACTTACCTTCAAAGTCCCATCCACACTGCTATTGATGATAAACCCAGACTCCCCGCGCCCCAAAGAACGACTAATCTGAATGTCGAGCAAACTGGACTTCAGCTCAATGCCACTGCTTGCACGCAGAAAACCCTCTGCAAACAAGCGGGCCGGTTCCTCCAATAGGACGATGCCGCTTGGTTCAGGAATAATCTTGTAAAGCGCCTCAATATCCACGTGGGAATCGAGCACCAACCCGGACTGGATAGCCTCGTGGACGAGCTTGAACGTCCCCTCCACTTCTGAGGCAAGCACCAGCCCAGGTTGGGCACTGAACGTCTTTTGCAGTGTGTACCCGTCAACGGCGCTGTCAATGATGAAGCCATCAATAACAGTAAGACCGCTGTAATACGGCAGGGAGTAGATAAGCACTTTGCACTCTGTCAATCGGGTCGGTAGGCGAATATCAAACTCCTTCATGCCGTGTCACCTGCCCATCAGGTGCTGGTAGGATTCAACGCACTGAGTTTCAGATATGCGGCCTTGATGGTCATGATAGTGTCCCGCTCCACCGAACGCGGTGTAGACAGGTCGCCAAAGACCAACAGGTTGCCCGCGCCAACCGTGGCAGAGTCAAAGATAACGTAGCTGGTCACGATGCCCCAGTCAGACGTGCTCTCCGGCCAGCTGATATCCGCATTGTTGGTGATGACACCATCAGTGGGCGCACTCAAATTGGTCAGCTTGATCCGCTGATAAGAACCGGACACGGGCGGCTCGTTGACATTGGAGCCGTTGATATTGGGCGTGGTAGTGCTCAAACCGATGTAATACTCGGTGGGGATGGCTGGCGTAGTCTGAGACTGAAACACGTTACCGGCAACCAGGTTGAGAAAATACTTTGTATTCATTCTATTCACTCCTTTTTGTATTTGGGCATAAAAAATCCAGAGCTATCTACTCTGGATTCTCACGAAATAAAGCCCTTATTGATGTTGTTGTTAATATGGAAAAGCCCCTGCCCTGGAATCTCAGCAAGACCAGTGACATCTTTCAAAGCAATTTGATAGATGTACTTTCCCCGCAATTCCAGTGTATCCGAAGGTTCCAGCACAACAGCCAGGATATTGCAAATTCCTTCGTCATCGTCTGTGCCAGCCCGGATCTCCATAGCCTTGGAAATTAGAGGCGAACCATACTTATTCACGTAGCTGATTAGAGAAAAGTTGGCGGTGCAGGAAGAAAGTTCTGTTGGATTGCCATTCTGTTCATGGTAGCAGTGAAACACAAGCTCCTGCGTTGACCCACCCACAAATTCAAGTTCAGGCAACGTGAACGGATTATGAATGTTCATAGCCACCCTCCTTGTTATTTTGCGTTGACCTGCTTCTTAACCGCATTTTTCTCCTTTTCCTCTTCTTCAGCCTTTGCTTTCTCCTCGGTCTGAATCTCGATCTGCAAATCATTCACCATCTGCCGCAACTCAATAAGTACCCCACCCATGGCAATAGCATTATCACCACTAACCAGGATTTGCGCCAGGGTATTGTGGATATTTGCGATCTTCTGAGTAAGTTCCAATTTAGACATGATTTGTCCTCCTAACAATTTCATAGATTGAATAGTAACCTCCAACATCTTAACGAACTATCCGTTTATCTGATAGAATTTAGTGCATCTTGTAATCTCAGGAAAAAATCTGCTGTTATCACGTCTCCTCGATATACTCTACTAGGAACACCCCACGCAGACCTAATCGAACCAATTGCATCAACAGCTTCATTAACAACGTTTGCAGCAATATCATCGCCACTACGAACATATGAGAATCTATAATATGACAATCCATCATAGTCTCGAAACTCATTTATTTTGTCACAAAATGCGTTCCATTCAGAAGCAGAAATCTGAATAAACCCACCGGAATAAATACTGCTCCACCAATTCCAATTAGAAGGTCTTATCGGAGTAGGCGGGTCAGGCGGTGTGGGACCACCACCCCCACCACCGCCTCCACCATCGCCAGTAATGACCGTTGGTGCAGACCCCCAGTGCCAATAGGTAGAGCTTCCGCTAACTTCTCCAGCATTGAATTTGTAACTCTCGTTTGGCCCCAAATCAATAGTAGCGGTTATTCTACCATTTTGTGGACAATAATAATCTTGCTGAAATACACGGCTAGATGGATCATCTGCATATCGTACAAATATGCGATAATATACTCCCCATGTACCACCCGTAATTCTAATGGTCAATGTTGGGTCATCGAAAGAATAACTATAATTTGCCATACATATTCTCCTATGCAAATGTAGCTGTAATTCCGGTAATTCGACTCCAGTTGACAAATTCCAATGTGCCACCATTACCTCGAATAGCAGTTTGTGGGCCAAATCCATAACCATCAAGATAATCTATTTGCAATATATTACCATAATATCTATTAGACAAAACAAACCCACCACCTGTTCCAGATCCAACCTCTGCAATAAATTGATTACCAACAAAAGTTCCGGCAACCACAATATTTCCAGAAAGTGTTGGAGCGGTCACTGTTGTACCATCAATAAATGTTCCACTATAATAATTCCCATTTGCAAGTTGCCTTACTAAATCCTTAGCACTTTCGGTGGCGGTAGAAATTGCACCGCTTGCAGATTCTTGAGCGGTTCTAGCTAATGCGGCAGCAGCGTCAGCAGCTCGTCTTGCAGTGTCAGCAGCATCAATAGCATTATTAGCCGTATTTTGGGCATTTACTGCTATATTATATCCTGGGGCTTGTGTTGAATTAACATTCGTGACAGTCCCCCAATTTATAGAACTCCCCGATCCCATAGTAACCTTTCCGTTGATAGTAACTGTGCCATTTTCTGCAACTTGAAATGTTACATTGTTAGATCTATCACGAATTGTAATTCCATACAGGTCAAGATAATCATCCTTAAATTGACCAGAAGAGTTCATCATATCTCTTCCTGATGAATCCAAAAACTTTTTGGCTTGAACTGTACCCTTGAATGTACCACTTGCTGCACTTATATCACCGCTAAAAGTACCTGTTGCCGCCTTGAGTTCTCCACTAAATGAACCACTAGTAGCAGTTACCTTCCCTGTAAACTCACCAGCTGTGGCATACACATTTCCATTAGAATCCACATAGAAATTATAGCCCTTAGCTTTACTTGTATTGCGTCCAATCCCAAGATTGCCGTTGGTATCAACATGAAAATACGCATTATCAGAGGAAGAAGACTTTCCAATGGTAATTTCTCCGCCATTGATTGTCATACCGCTCAACGTGCCAGCAGCAATATTGTTTGCAACTATTCCATCGTGCCCAATAGCAGTTGTCCAATTAGTCCAGTTCTTCCCAGGATCGGAAGTTTTTCTTCCACTACCAAATAAAATGCCATTTTCATTCATCCAAATAGCCTTTGTAGAGTTGGCTTTTGTTGTCCCATTTAGCAACCACATACCATCTGAATCAAACAACACATTACCGCCGCCGCTCTTCATCTGTGCTTGCTGTGCGCTAATAACACCTTTAAGATCTGTAGCATTCAAAGTAATACCACTTGAGGTCTTTGTGGTAACTGAATCAAAATCATTACGCATAGAGGAAACATCAGAAGAAACAGATCCAATGCTACTGTTGATGCCGTCCAACGTCTCACCCAAGTTTTTGCCGTTGTTGATATAGAATTTCAAGGCGTTGACATAAACGCCACTGTCGTCCACTGTGAAAAAGCCACCTTGGGTTTGAATATAGAGACTGCTACCCAACAGAAGCGTCCCCGCAATCAACTCAGCGTTCATGCCCCACAAGTCCATCTTGTGTTCCTTAGAGTAGAACTTACCGATTGCCAGCTTCGCCGTTTTCCAGTTGTCATCCGACATAGCGATCATACCGTTGACGATCCGCAGTTGAATATTGTCGTTTGAGCTGGATACATGGATACCTGCACTGTCAATTATAACGCTCTGGTTTGACGCTGCCTTAATGGTCTGTACCGCCGTATCCAGCATATTTTTCATATACAAGTCCACGTCGGTCATCTTATCTGCAGTACGGTCATAGAGGTATTTATTGGCATTAAAGCGGCTTGTGGTCTTTGTAGAGTTTCTAATCTCATCGTTAAGATATTCAAGCTCATCCTGGCGTTGATAACGGTTAGAGAAAATCAGGCTGAATTTACTGATATCATCAAAATTCAACTTCACACCAATTACTTTTGGACAGATCAGCCCTTCGCTCCCCAACTGTAAATATACACCCTTACCCAGTTCTAGCTTGTTTTTGAACGGCTCGAACTTCTCTTGGTAGAGGAAGTTTGACGTTTCAATATCAAACTCGTAGATAGGCCATGCGTAGTCGTGCAACACCTCAGTACCAAAGTCATACAATTCCAGCTCCACAGCATACATCTGATATTCGTTGGTTGCAATTGTGAAGTATGCGTCCGCTTTTGATGTGCGGAAATTTAACTGGGTGCCCAAATACTGCGTAATAGAGTTCTCTGTCACAGCTGTGATATTGCTGGAAATACCAGAAAGAGAACCACTCATGGTAATCATACCTTTGCTGAAATCGTGCCCGTTAAAGCTGGTTGCACCAAGATAGGCAGTCAGAGTATAGGCATTACCACTCTTCACATCTATAGTGCCTCGCACAATCTCCGCTTTGAAGCTCGGAGAAGCAAGAGACAGTGTTCCACCGGAGAGGGTATATACCGTCCGGCTAAACTCTGGCAGTGACACCCTGGAAATTTCACTGTTGGCAACGGAAACTAATCCAGAGACAGTTACAGCAGTCGCGGTGTTGGACGTATCCATCTCGGATGCTACAAACGTCTCCTCGGTCAACTCTCCCTCAATTAGAAAAGGGGTTAGAGTCAATTGCTCCGCTTCAGTAAAATACCCCTTAACAGAAAGGGCACTAGATACAGCTGCGATTTTAGCAGTGTAGCTTTTGACCTCAGCTTCAATATTGGCGTTCTCCGTCTCCTTGGCTTTAATTTCCTTATTCTTCGCCTCGATTTGAGCATAGATAGTATCCAGCTGTGTCTGTTTATCAGCTCTGCCACTATCAGTCTTTTCCAAAGAGTACTCTTTGGTCAAAACCATCTGCTGGGCGGTCAGTGTTTTCAGTTCACCATTTAATTCGCTCAGTGCTGCCTGAGCCGCCACCTTACGCGATGTTGCTGTTGACCGCAAAGAAATGAGGCCGGTATAATAAGGCTGTTGTGCTTGCACGTCAGCCCGCCAACGACGCACCTTTGTTGAAAGCATTTCAGTACTACCAGCAGGTACTATATCCAAATCGCCATTATTCAAGAAGAAACTCAAATCCACGATATAATCACCGTTGATTGGATTCACATCCCGAATGGTCAAGCCGTTTCCTCCATAGAGATGAAGTAGCGTCGCCATGTTCTCATTGTCTTCCGTTACTTTAATACTCTGCGTCAAATTCTCGTAATCCAAATAAATGGGTAACGTACCAGTATCGTCACCAGCGTCATAGGCGTTGATGGTTTTGTTGTACACATCAAACACAATAGCACAACGGTACTTTTCCATAGCCTCACCATAACAGAAGGAAAGAGCACTATTATCATACTGGTCGAATGTCCGATAACAGTTCATGAGTCTAGGAGCCACATAACCCACACTCCAGTTGGGGTCAAGTTCCACAATACGTCCCAGAATAGTCTCTTCTGAAAACATAGGATTCCAGAAGCAATAGGTTCCCTCGTCCAGATAGAGCGTTTTCTTTTGGAATGCGTACTCCAAAGAGTAACCCTTAACCCGCTTGATTTCCTTTATGCCATCTCCACTTTTCTCTGGGTTAGTGATCATATATACGCCAAACTCTTCTGTATAGATAACCTTATAACCGGTAAGCGAAGCATACAACGGATTGATAAGTCCGTTGACCATAAATGGCACCTCAAATTCGATGGTGCTCAAATCAGAGTAGTTGATTTCAAAATTCAACCCTTGAACAAAGGGCACCGGCCCCAGCTCTTTCCCAGCCAAGGTCTGCAAACGAAGCATGGGAGTCTCCCGCTTCGCACCGTTGATCTTTTTGAAATTTAGGTACATCTCCCACGCCTCCTTTATGCACCCACGTTGTACAGATACCTTCCACTAATTTTAACACTACCATTCCCCTCAAACACCAACTCATTGTCACCAGATGTCAACTCAAAGAATTGAAAGTTAAAATACTCATACAGGTCGTATTCATTATTCCCATCTCGCAAAATACCGTTTTCATTGTCCGCAATGATGGTGACACCTCCCGCCGGCAGTCCCGTGAATTTCATCACAGTGCCAGTGGTTTTGTTTGTGATAGAGAAATTGCGCGTACCGGATGCCAATTTAATCGTCAGATCTGGCTTCAAATGTTCTCGGATGGTACTGTCATTATAAAACACTGTTTTCAAGCTGCCATTGACGCTTAGTGTCTTTTCCCAAGGATAGCTATATCCATAGGCACAATCACAAACAACTGTAGCCTCAAAGGAATTGGGAAACCATCGGATACTAATAGGGTTAAGATCCTTAATAAGGCACCTGAATTGAATGTGTTCCATATCCGGCTGGTCAATGGTAAGCCACTGATATTCCTGATAACCCGTCAGCCAATTTGACACCTCTTGGAATTGATATCTGTCCAAATAGTGATCGCTACCAAAAATCAGCTTGAAAGTCAACGGATTATCGTGATACCGTACACCAAAGTGCAGCGGCGTCACCCGGTTCGGAAGTCTTGTCTCTACAATGTTTGCCACGTTGCCAAACGGGTTATCAGTATGCGACTTATTTCCGAGATCTGCCATAAACATTCCGAACATTGAAGCCGGCTCTCCGGCAAAAGTAAACTCATATGTTTTGTACACCACTACACCTCCCTCGTATCAAGAGGGGAGGACAAAATGTCCTCCCCTCAAACTCATGGCTTTCTGATCTGCCGTGCAATTTCGTTAAGCATATCACGACTGATCTTTTGATGCGATTCTACCGATTTCTCAGAGACACAGGTAATCGTCTCGGTGATATGGAACACAGGCTGGTTGTTGTTGGTCGTGACATTACTTACTGAGTTGTCTTTTGCCAAAGCACCACCTGACCATAGGCTGTCCATAGTAATGGGCATAACTGACTTGCTGAAAGCATCAGTCATAGCTTCAAGGCTGTCAATCCGCGCAGCAAGACCGTCCTGCTGTTCACTCGTTAGGATCAGCTCACCGTTTTCAGTCTTTACATACCGTTCGTTCGGTTTCAAAGGCTTTTCACCCACAAATCCACCTGTGTGATAGCAACTGTAAAGCAGCTTGCCAACATTAGACGGATTGAGCAGATCGTTGTCAATGTACCACGTTCCGGTTGGCTCATCACGGTGTGCCATAATACCATAGGAGGCAAGAGTTGCCCCTAGCCGCAATGCTTGATCCGATAACTGTTTCTGTGTCGCCTTGTCTACTGTATGCCACTGGGTACTTAGTGCCCGCATCTGAGACACAACATCGCTGACAGCTTTACGCTTAGCCTGTCTCATATCGTCATCGCTGTACGATGGATTGGAATCCACTTTACCGACAACATTAGGCGTATCATCGACAATTCCATTAGCACCAACACCAGAACTAGAAGTTTTGGTGCTTAGGTTGGAGATTTGCGTTGTCAACGACTGAATTTGAGCAGTAATATTGGTAATATCGCTCTCAATACCATTCATAATTGCTGTCACAAAATCACCATACCGAGATGCTGCCTCTTGAGCCGCTTCCCATGCCGCTGTAATCTCGCTGTTCAGATTGCTACCATACTCATAGTTCCAGTCCAACAATTCCTGATAGAGCGTGCTCCAATTCTCCTTGATGTACTTGATCGCCATATCATAGAGCTTCTGCGTAGAAGAAATACTTTCTTTCAGCTTCTCAATTTCGTCATCCTTCTCTTGTTCGTAGGCGTCATATTGTTTATCAAGAGCTTCTTCAGTCACGTCCATGGCGTGATCGGCCTGGAAGTCAGCCAAGTCCTTTTGCAGCTCAGCCAGCTCTTCCTCCAACGCCATCTTCTCAGCCTGAGCCTTGCGACTGTCATCCAAACTGAGTGCGTCAATTTTGGACTGGAGTTTGGCGATAGCTTTCAGTTTGTCAGCCAACTCATCCTCATACTTAACATTTTCCTTTTCCGCCCGCATCGCTTCTTTCAGCTGGTCAACATAATCTTTGACCGCTTTCTTGGCGTCATTCAGGGCGTCGATCTGCTGTTGGATACGGTCTTTAAGCATATCCATAACGTACTTGACGAGATCGTCACAGCCGTCCTTCATGTCTTCCAACTCGTCCAACAGGTCTTCCAGAGCATCTTTCTGATCTTCGAGTTGCTTTTTCAGATTGTCCATCTTCTCAGCTGCCGCCCCTGCTGTCTGGCCGATGCCAGCTACAGCGGTTTCAGCGAGGGATTGAATTGCCTGGATATTGTGCAAAGCCGCCTGATACTGCGAATCATTGAGTAGCCCTGTCTGCTGCATCAGCGCCAACTCCGCATATACCAGTCCCCAAGTAGAGTTGGTAGCCTGTGTTGTAGCAAAGCACAACTGGTCAAGGCTCTCGTTGGATGCCCCAGTCGCCGCCAGCCGCAGACGCTCCACGTAGGAAAGCGCTTGTTCCACGGCCAGCTGCCGAGTCTTAGCCTCAATAACATCGTTGATCCGCTCACGGTTGATAACCAGCTCACCATTCTCATTGATGAGCATTTGCATATACTCAGCACCCAAAGCAATGATAGACTGGTAGGTATCAACCGAGATCCACCCATCATTATCCGCGAACTCCTGCGCAGCATCGGACAGCACATTGGATACATTCTGAATGTTGTCTACCGCGTCATTTGCCGCATCCACGAGTTCGACAAAGTAGTCAACTACCTTGTCTTTTGCATCTCTGATCTTATCCTCCAAATCCCACCAAGCATCAGAAAGTTCCACTATCTCGTCAGTGGTATCAGAGTAACCCGCTGCCTTCAGCACATCAGCCTGCTGTTGATACACTTCCTGCAATGCCTTGTAGCTGGCAATCATCTCAGAAGTATACCGCTTCACGTCGTCGCTGTTTTTCTGGTTAATAGCATTGTCCAACCAATTTTCTGTCAGTGTGAGAATGTTGTTGTGCAACTGCGCCTCAAACTCACAAACAGCAATTTGAGCATCCAGAATGGCCCGCTGAACTTCCCACCATGTCGCAGACCCCTCTCGATTTGCTTCGTTGAGGTCAGTAATAGTGTTGATCAGTTCCTCGGTGTCTTTTCGCAAGGCGTTGGTAGCTTCTTGCAAAGAGCCATACTGTCCCCTACTGTCAGCAGTCAACTCATTAAGGTGTTCCAGGTTTTCAACCCAAAGCTCATTTGTGTCAGCGTTATACTTAACCGCAAAGCCCAGGTCTTGCAAAGTCTTAACCCCGGCAGTGATCGTCCCATCTCGCAGGTTATTCAGATTATGCAACGCTGCCTGTTCTTCTTGGTAAGCACCGACCAGTTCTTTTTCAAGAGCAATCTTCTTTTCAATGCTGCCAGCGTTGTCGATATCGGTTGTAATCCGCTCCACTTCTTCCTGTGCTTTACGCAACCGTTCCACGGCTTCTCGATACTCATCAATATCGGCGATATATTCCTCAACCTCTTTTGTACTGCCGCCTCCACCACCGCTGCCGGACTTACCACCACCACTCTCAAAGCTCTTCAACGGAGCGTTCTTCAGCGCCTGCAAAGCGGCAATCTGACCGTCGATCTGAGCAATAGCATTCTCATAATTGGAAATGTCCAGTTCAATCTGGGAAATGAAGTCCTCCAGACCACTTTCTTTGGCAGTATAGGTATACTCCGTTCCCTTAAAGCTACCACTCGTTAGGTTGAGCTTGATTCCACTACCGCCAACACCGCCGCCAGAGCCGCCTTGAATATTTGCCGAACCGCTTGATGAATCTCCATTTGCAATACCGGCCATAGCCTTTGCCGCTTCATGACATTGCTTTGCGAACGAAGCAACATCTAGTTTCGCCTGGGTCATGTTGTTATAAACAGCCTGCGCAGCCGCAAAAGCAGCTTGGTTAAAGTTGCCGTTTACATCGGTACAGACCTCCATTGCCACACGGTCAAACTCTTCAGCATTCTGTGCCATAGCCGCAGCTGCTAATTTGAATGCGGTGGCTTCGTCGATGCCAGCATCAATTAGAGCTTGGGCAACAATGTTACCCGCATTGATCCGATACTCAGCCAGCTCCTTGGTAATATTTCCTTCACCTTCGGCAACGGCCTTGGCAAGATCAAGTTGTGCCTGAGCGGCCTCCATCTTAGCCTGCAAAACAGCTTTGTCTGCTTCCAACTGGGCAATCTGAGCATCGATCTGTGCGTCGATTTCAGCCTTTTTGCCTTGGATGAAGCTGTTCACCACATCTTCATTCAGAGTAATTTGGCCGTTTGCCGCCGCAGTTGCATTATTTAGAATTTCAGGATAGACTTTTGCAAACTCTAAAGCCTTATCCAGCGACATGGTGAACCCGTTTGCAACTGTGGCCTGCAAATCTGCAAGCGTCTGGAAAGAACTGCTGATTGAATCAATGGCATTCGCAATATGGGAGAAGTTTTGGAGAGATGACGTATACGCATCCAAATCGCCAGTAATAGAGCCGTATAGACTGCTGTAAATCGCCAGCTTACCCTGATTCTCCTCGATTGCAGCGTTGTTCTCTTGGATTTTAGCATTCAAATTATCAATCTCATGATAATAGTCATAGTATGCAGTCAAATCCTGGCTTTGAAGCGCTGCGAGACGTTTTTCTTCATAGGTAGCAATCAGATCTTCAAGCGCGGCGTTTTCTTCATTAAGAGAATCAATCTCCTTCTGAATTTCGTCCATCTCGCCCAGCATCTTGGCATTGGCTCTCTCCTTCCATGCCTCAATGTTGAGCTTAACTACGCCGTTTTCCTCATAGAGATAGTCCAGGTAGTTCGCCTCGGCATCAGCAAGAGCGCTGATAGTATCAGGGGATAATCCTTCGCCTGTCGCCATATCTGCTTCAGCGTCTGCCAAAGCATCGTAAGAGTCTTGAAGTGTAGAAAGCACTTCGGTGAGGTCTGACAACTTAGCAGAGTATGCCCCTGCTGCATTACCAGCTGCATCCTGAGAAGCCGCAAGTGCGTTAAAATGTTTGGCAACATCCTCGGCAGTGTACCCAGACTCTCCCATCCATGCGGCCAGTTCTGGATACTTGTTGGCAAGCTCCGTTACCTTATCAGCCGTTAAGCTGGCGCTGCTACCAAGCTCCTCCATAGCACTGTAACAGTCTTCAGGAAGTTCAGACAATTTACCACTGAAATACTCCACAGCGAAAGTGGTCTTGTTAATCAGATCCAGCAGACGCTGCCATTCTTCCGTGTTCTCATCCTCACCCACATACTTACCGAGATAGTTTTCCTCCAACTCCTGTCCAAGCGACAGAAGTTCATTGCGGGTACTCTCAAACAGATCTTTTTGAGAAGCGGAGAGTTCAATGCCATCCTCCTGCATCCTGTTGAACAGATTGTAGGTATCGACCAATTCCTGCACATGGTCAGAATAGTCAACGGCTTGATCCAACCATTCACCGTTCTCCATGCCGCTTTGAAGGATATTAGTGATTTCAAAAAGGCGGTTCTCCAACTCCGTAACCTTTTCCAACTCACCATCGGCCCACTCAACCGTGATACCAGCCATCTGATCATCATACTTCTTCAGTAGATCAGCATAATTTTCATAAATGGATTGCTGTTCAACAAGCAAAACATCACGGCGATTGGAACTGAAATCAGTTTTATTGAAGCTGGACACATATCCCTCGTTGGCTTCCTTTGCATCAAGTGCAGCCAACTCCTTCTTGCGTGCGATGGTGATTTCCAATTCGGCATTGGTCTGTTGTAGCCGAGCCAACTCCTCCTGTTCAACCAAAGTGATGGTGCCCTGGGCATCCATTCGCTGTAGCTCTTCGAGCCGCTTCTTGTTCTCCTCCAGTTTGCCATTCAGATCTTCGACTTCACTGGTAATCTCCTCATAGGACTTCTTGTACTCCTCAGCCTCTTCATAGGCTTCCTCAGCCGTAACAACCAGCCAGTCATAGAGCTTAGTGATACCAGTGATTGCCAAGGGCAGGAGGCCAATTAGCAATGTGATCCAGCCCATTGGTGTTGCCATCATTGCCATCCCAGCGGCCTTTGCCGCAGCACCCAAAGATGTAAAAGACGCTGCACCTGCAGTATTTGCGGCAGTCTGTGCGCTGGTACTCACAATCTGCTTTAACTGCGCCTCACTCAACACTCCGTTAGCAACAGCCGCTTTCAACACCTGCTCTGTGACAAGAGAGGTAGAGGAAACGTTAAGGGTATTCGCAATCGCGCCAGCCTGCAAACCCAGCTGTTGCTCCAGCTCGGCCACAGTTAGTTCCTTTGCCGCCGCAACAGCCGCCATCATGGAAACAATTTGTTCCTGCTGCTGTGCGGTCAATCCGGCCATATCCATTGCCAGCTTACGCTGAACATTGTCGAGCGATCCTAATGCAGTGGCATACTTGAATACGCTGTTCGCAGTACCATCAAACTCTAAATTGGACAGTTGCTGAACCACTGGCGTTACAACAGATGTCAAAGACTCCAATGTTGAACGGAATTTTACCAGTCCGGCAATAGCAACGACCAAACCGACCGACCCGAACAGTCCCAAATGCTCGGTAAGTGTATCAACCACATTAGAAATTATCTGCAAAACCTCGATGACACCCTTCATATCATCGGTTTGGAACAGATTTTGAGCGACACCAACCCATGTCTGTTCAAGTGCGTTCAACTTATATTCCAGAGAGTCCATTATTTTGGACATCTCCCGGTCAGCACTGCCAGCGCTCTCTTCCATCTTAGCGATGGCATCACGCGCTTGGTCAAAGTTCGACAAAATAGCGGAACCGATTTGAGCCTGTCGTTTACCAAACAGAGCCTCCAACAGGTTGGCCCGGTTCTTGTCCGTCAGATCGTCCCAGATGTCGGCAATATCCGCCAGAATATCATAGGTGGAACGATAGGTTTCGGGATCGTCCTTTTCAAACAGACTGATGCCACCAGGGGTCTTTGCCGTTTTAGTCAAATCGGCAATCGCACCTGTCAGTTCAGCCACACCCTCAGAATACTCTTCTGTCTCCTCGTCGTAGCCACGGATACGCATGGATAACGTTTTTAGGCCATTACCTACACTGGCGGCATCTCTGGTAATTTCGATAGCGGCAGTAGCCAACGCCACCGTTTCATCGAAGGTGTTGTTTGCCGCAGCCATAGCAGAGGAGCTACGTGTTAGAGCTTCAACAACATCACCATTCGATACAGCAAACTTGTTGCCCACCTCGTTGACCTTGGAAATGATGCCATCCATGGCATCTTCCACTTCTATGTCGAATGCCTTGATGATACTCACCAAGCCGTCTGTAGCTTGGGTGATATCCATATCGGGCGAAATCGCCTCAAAGATAGCGGAGTTCTTTGCCAACTCCGACGCTTCGCTCAGTGTATAACCCAGACGCGCCCACTCCGCTGTCTGAGAAATGACTTCTTCGGTGGTAACACCCAGCGCTTTGGCAGTATCATTAGCAACCCGATAGAACTTCTGATACTCAGACACTGTGGCAGTTGTCACCTTCTGCAAGTCAATCATTGCCGTATCAAGATCGACAATGGTACTCACAGCCTGTCTCAGCAGACGAAAGGCCCGAAATAGTAGTGTCGTGGCGGAAACCCACTGCATGACCTTCCCGACATTATTCTTCAGAACGTCGCCAAGAGACAGCATATTCTTACCAGCGGCTTTGATCTCGGACTTGAATGTGCTGAATTGAGCCGTCCACTTCCGCAAATCCATCTGGTTGCTGACATTCTTGAGTCCAGTTTCCAGCTGCTTGAATTGGTTCAACAAGCCGGGATCACTCTTAAACGCACTCCACGTCCGAGCAACCGTGGCAAGATCAGCCTTGGCCTTTTCCAAACTCTGAGTGAACTTAAAATCATTGAGGGTGCCGCTTTGCGCTCGTGTCAATCCAGACATTTCCCTACGGCAATCCCGAATCAGCCCTGAAAGACGCTCATAGGTCTGTACCTTCTCACGGTCGCCCATATCAGAATTGTACTGAGCCGCAGTTTCCCGGAGCTGGCGCATATTCTCTTTCAGCGACTCAGTGGGATTGACCAGCTGAGAGAATTTCGTTTGCAAGTCAGCAATCGTTGCCGGCACCTGACGCATTGCAACGTCATACTCCCGTGCCTTATCCGCCAGCTCCATCTGGGTATAGACCAACCGGGAGCCGTTTATTAGACGGCTCTCCTCCAACGCCTTTGCCTGAGACGAATACTGTACGATTTTGGAATAGGGAATCAGCTGTGCCTCCAGAGAGGCTTTCTGCTGGTTCAAGATGGCAAGCTCACCACGCAAAGCCACCAGCTTGTTTTGATCCTTTTCCGGGTCTAACTTCATCATGGAGGCTTCCAGGGCTGTGATTTGCTTCTCTACCCCGATAATTTGCGAAAAAATACCATCCAGCGATTTGACTTGCTGCTGGAAGGTAGATACGCTGCTTTTCAATTTATCGAAACTGTTCAAATACGCCGTAAGGCTTTCTCGGTCAAAAGCGTTCGCCAAATTGCCCCGTAGCATCTCGATTTGCTGCTGGAAATTCGTTGTCAGAATACCCGCAGACTTCAAGCTGTTCTCAAATTCATTCAGCTTCTCAATCTGTTCCGTATTGATCTGCACAGCAGTTTTCGTCCGCAAGGTAGTGGCGACATATTCCAGATTGCGATACTTAGTGATGAGAGCGTCCAATTCAGCCAGTGCCTTAGCGGTCTGGTTCTGCTGCTCTGTACCCACCTCACCTGTGGCAGTACGCAATGCCTCCAGCGTTTGAGTGATTTCCGTAACCTTCTGTTCAACCTCAGACAAATGCCCAGCGTCCACCAAAGGCTTAGAAGAGGACTCCACTTTGAAAGATGCCACCAGTTTATCCAGGGCAATTTGGGTTTTGCTGATGTAGGTCAATCGGTTCTCATCTGCGGACTTTTGCTGATTAGCGGATTTGACTGCCGCGTCCGCCATGTCCCGATAGCTCTTAATCGCCAGCTCGACATTTGTTACCTGCGTTTTACTGAACTTCTCACCCTCGGCTGTCATTCCACTGGTGGCGCTGACAACCTCGGCCATCTTCTTGTTCAAAGCGTCCAGTTGCTCTTGACCAAGCCCGACAGACATATAGCCTGCCGTAATCTCTTTGATGGCCGCACCCCACTTCTGGAAATAAGCGGTGTTCGAGTCAGCTGCCGCCCTCTGTTTGGCATCCAATGCCTCAGCCTGTCGGGTAAGCTGCTCATAGTTCTTGGCAAGAGTAACGGTGTTACGAGTCAATTCTGCGACCCGCTCACCCTGCTCATTGTCAACGATATGCGCACTCTGAATTTGGGTGATCAGCTCACCCTCCTTGTTGATTCCAGAGATGGTGGCAGTAACCGTGTTGCGAACATCATCAAAAGATGTCTGAATACTCCTGACCGCCGTATTTGCATCGTTGATATTCCTTACGAAGTCTCGAATGGTGTCATCTGGCACACGCAGTCCACGCAGACGTTCTACCATCCGGTCAACCGCTTCTGTGCCCACCTGGAAGTTCATTTGGAATTTGGAAGTGCCAGCCGCACGTTGGAGTTGAGATGTGATAGTACGCATCTGCGACTGAACATTTGCCGCATCCAAGGAGACGCCGACTTTGATTGTGCTCCTATCGTTGATCAACTTCGCAATATTGGGTAGTTGTGCAGCAATTCGTTGTGCTGACGCACTTTCATCAGCTTCAAGCTCTGCTGCAAGTACAATTTTCAGATCTTCATCCACAGTTCTCACCACCTTTTATTTTACTTTGATACCCTGACGCCTCAGCCCCGCCCTCATAGCGGCGATGTGCGCCTTGCTTTCCTTCAAATGCTCAATGGTTTTTGCAGTAAAAGGCCGAGCGTACATAAATCGCCCACCACTGGGAAAATCGTAGCGATAGAATTTATAACCGTCGCCATACTCCACAAGCTCAGGGAGATTCTTCCCAGTCGTAACTGCGTCGTTGTTCACGCACCCGCCAGGGTTAGGCTCTGTCATATTGACCACTACCATGATGCCGCCCTGGGCCGACCCGCCTTTGATCTCAATGTTGTACGGGTCGGCCATACCGCCATACTCCCCACGCCTACGGTACATTTTGGGCTTATACACCTTGTACACAACTTCATAGATGGTGGCGGCTTCCTCCTCCTGAACTTCTTTGAAAACCTCATTGGTCATGGCGTTGTCAATTTTCTGCATCAAACTGGGGTTTGCTTTTACCCTTGCCAGGGCTTCCCGAATGGACAATGCCATGCCGCCACCTCCTATCGTTTACTTGTCCTTGTTGGCCTCGTGTAGCTGGATGAGTGCCTGAGCGAGATCGCCCTGCGCCATCCCTTTCGTCACCTCGGAGAGCTGACCCGCGTGCTCCAGCAACTCAGTCATGTTCATGTCCTTCACCCGCTTCGCCAGCTCCTCAACCAAAGAGCGCACAGCGTCAGCGGCATAGCCAACGGCATTGACACCCTCAGCCATAGGAGCGGAGATCTCAGCGATCATATGGCCGCGCTTCCAGTCGATGGCCTGACCGCACAGATGAACAATTTCGCCCATCATTTGCTGGTAGCTGGCGTCTTGCAGATTGTCAAGATCCAGCGCCATATACAGCGCGTCCATGGCCTCCATGTCCATGGCGCTCTCTCCGTTTTCGGTCTTCACACCCTTCTCCACCAACACCGGCAGATTGGTACACATCTGGAGAATGGTCGCCCGCATCATGGGGGAGACATACTCTGGGCGGAAATTCCCCATAACGTCAAAACAGCCGGAGAGTACCCGGCTGATAAATGTGCTTTTCTCTGTCACTGTCAGGTGGGTTTTGATTTCCAGCTCAAAAGAGCTGTCGCCCACCGGAACACTCAGCTTTGTGATGTTCTCCGCCTTGTGCTCTTTTAGAAAAGTTCTCATGGTATCCACAGCGATTTTCTTCATCGTCTGATCCTCCAAATCAAATTGTTTTTATGGCCCAGCCATAACTGAGGTCATCTGCGTGTTGGCTGATCCAGCCACGATAATTCTTTTCAAGGTGGCAAACGGCAGTACGCTCGTCACCGTCAAACCACTTCATGTAGGGCACAAAACCGGAACGCTCTGGGTGGTCAATCAAATCGTTCTGTCCATCGTGCCCGATGACAATAACCTTGCTACTGTCATGCAGACGGGTGAGCACTTTCTTCAACTCATCAAAGTAGTAGTTCTGCGCCTCGTCGATAATCACAACCTTGTTTTCAAAGTTAGTGCCCCGCAGGAAGGTGTGAGTCATACAGCGGATATAAGCGGTCTGGTACTTTTCATTTGTCGCCCCGTCATAAAAGGCGGTATTCCGATTGACGCCGATCTTATCCAGCGCCTGGTAAAATGGCTCAAAATACGGCTCGGATTTTTCCTCAAGCGTACCCTTTAGGAAGCCCTGCTTTTGCTCTTGGGTGGGGGAGGCGATGTACACGATCCCACCACAGCGCCCATACTGACACAGAAGGTTCGCTGTTGCCGTAGCAATCAGTGTCTTGCCAGTGCCAGCCTTGGCATTGCAGAACACGATCAGCTTATCCTTATCCCAGATAGCATCCCGAAAAGCCTTTTGTAGGTCATCCAGCCGCAATCCGTAAAAAGGGTGGTCGGCCAAGGTCTGAGGAACGTCGTATACTTCCGTGCTTGTATTTTTCTTTGCCATATCTCTTCACTCCTCGTATCAAAGAATGGTGTCAATGTCAGTCACGATCTCGTCAGCGATGCCCAGCTCGATCATTTCTTCGCTAAACATGAACCAATCGCGGCGGTAGTTCTGGTCGTACTGCTCCTCGGAAATGTGGGTGCTGGACAAAATGTACTGCTTCATCCGTTTCTCCAGCTCCTTGGTAAATTCCAAATTATCCAGCATCTTCCCAATGCTACCGATAGCACCGGAAGATCCATCATGGATCAAACAGCTGGTATGCTGGAAGATGTACCGTTTGTGCCCAGCCATAAGAAGCAACCCGCCAGCGCTGTAAACCCGTCCCATACCGATGGTGTACACCTGCGTCTTGGAGAGGCAGATCATATCAATGATGTAAAGCACCGTATCCACACTGCCGCCGTCAGAATTGATGAAGATTTTAATGGGCTTGCGCTGCTCTGCGGGGAGGCCCTTGTCCTCCTCATTCCACTTCTTGATGTACAATGCGATATCAATGGTGGTGTCGTCGATTTCGTCATTCCAAAGGATTTCCCGCTTTTTCAACCGGCGATAGTATTCCAGTAGAGTGGGATTGGGAAGAGCATCTTCCAACAGATCGCTCACATCATCGAAATCTTCCTCGAACTCCAAACCAATCTTCTTTTTGTCGGTCATCATGACTTTTCTCCTTCTTGAATTTTCAGATTGCTTACAACATAACACCCGATGCACAGTGCATCAGAAAGATTGTCGTTTTCAGTCTCAATCTCAAACTTGTCCTTCACAAATTGAAGCGACAACACCTTAGAGGTTTTCTTGGTAGTAGATGGTGCCTCCGTTACCTTCCCTTTAATCTCCTTAGATGTTCTGCCCCTCGCTTTGCAAAAATTCTGCCATTGAGTTGGTGCTACAAGACCGTATAAGTAATTGTTCTTCTCACAGAGATTAACAAGTACGCCCTGCAGCTGTGCCAGTTTTTTGAACGACTGGACATTCCTCCGTAGCTGGATATCCTCAAAAAAGACGGCACTAACCTCGTGCGTTCGTATCACCTCGTCAATCAGCGCCTCAATGCACAAAATGGCTTGTTCAAATGTATAGTCCTTACTCTCAAAACCCCATGTCCCGTAGTCCACCAGAACTTTTCTCTCATAGTCAAAGACAGCCCAAGCACCATGTCTGGCCTGATCAACGGCCAGGATATTCAATATTCTCACCTCCGAAATCGAAAAAAGGAGGGCTTTCGCCCTCCTTTTTCGTTACTCTTCATCCTTTGTCTCATCCACCATGGGCTGTGCTTCCTCACCACTCTTGTGGAGAATAGGCGCATCCCTCCGTTTCTTAGGACGCGCCAAAGCATAAATCTCTGCCAGAAGCTGACGCACTCCCGGCAAAAATCCTTCCGTATGCTGGAAGTCCACACCACGTTTCACGAGCGCTTGATACGCTGCCATTGCATCGCGGGTGGACTGGTAGCTCATCAACACAGTCCAGATGTAGTAGTGCCCAGACGTGTCAGTGTGAACCCGCCAACTCCGCTCTTTCTCACAGGAGTAGCAGGTCTTATACGACTCGCCGCACACCTTGCACTTCCGAACCATGACGGCACCACCTTACTCCTCGAAGAGGATGTAGCACAGATCGGCGTCGTCGGCGCAGTAGTCCTTCAGCGCGGTGAAAGAGAAGGGATGGGTGCCCTCGGTGGTCAGGTTCACCGTGAAGTTGTTGTCGATCTTGGCCTTGGGGAAGACCAGCTTGCCGGCCCGCTTGATGGACGGGTTGCACACATCAGCGGCCAGAACGTCCACGATATACATAGCAGCCTCGGCGAAGCTCTCGGCGCTGTCCACCAGCTTGACGGCAGAGGTCGTCTCGAACTCGTAGTACACGCCGACCATAGTGCCAGTGAAAGAGGCGGGCAAGGTGATGACCTTACCATCAATCTTGGCATTCCCCTCTTCGGTGCCAATTTCGATGGTGCCGTTGATATTTTTGTCCTCGCTCAGGGTGTACACAGCGGCAGGAACAGTCTTCGGCTCGTGCTTCAGCGTGACAGTCTTGTTGGTGCCGTCGTCCACGACAGTAAGCACGGTAAAGTCAGCGCCAGTGACCTTTTTGCTCTCGCTGGCAACCTGCACCTCGGAGCCGAGCTGCGCAGCCATCAGGCTCAGGTTGAGCAGGGACAGCTCACCAGAGAAGGTAACACCCTTCGCGGTGTCGAAACGGGCAAGCAGAATGCCCTGGGCGTCGGTCTTATCAGTGGACTCGCCGGTGAACTCGATCTGGGGGCTTGCCACACTGGTGCCGGTGAAGTCCACCAGGCCAGTCGCCAGATTGATCTGGGTGATCCGACGCACCTTGTCAATGATGTACTGAGTTGCGTTAAACATGGTTTTCATCTTCCTTTCTGCAAAACGTTGATAGGTTGTGTCTGCCATCAGTCCCAATGGACAAATGAGCATAAAAATACCCATCCCAAAAGGGACAGGCAGGGAACCTTATTTCAATTCTCCCATCCACTGAAGCTCCTTCTTGTCGAGCTTCTTAAAGTCCACATTCCCGCTGTATACACCGTGCATCACGTAATCGAAGTTCTTATGCTTCTGTACACGGACGACGCTATCCATAAACACACCAACGGGAATATCCCACACATTATCCCAGCAGTACTTGAACTCTGGGCAGTTGGTCAGCGAGGAGATCAAAGGTTGAAGAATAGACCGAAACGGCTGCACTCTCGCCAGTGCCATTTCATCCCTGTCGTCTTCGATCATGATGTCCTTCGTCCTATCGTCAAAGCCCACATCCACATTTTTGTGGAAGCGATGTATCGTCCTTAGATAGTCCGTCATCAACTTGTGAATAGCCCGGTCAATGACAACACCATCGCTATTGCGTATAGTAGCGTCAGGCATATCTGGCTTTACGAAGGTCTTGAATGATGCGAAGTCCATATCACCAAACAAAATGGACATATCCTGCTCTTGAAGTGTCCGAAAAGTGACAGTGAACAGCTTGTACTCATCCATCTTATCCCAATAGATATGAAGGGAGTCCCAGATATCCACCTTGCGGTCTGCCGGCGTTGCACAAACAGTCTTTACAAGGCTGAAATATCTCTGCTCTCCGTAATCCTCAATCTCATCCAAAGAAGGGTTGCGGATGGTGATTTTGGAATTGAGCACATAGTCTCTTCGACGATATGCTTTCAGAGTATCAATCAATGAGATCAGCCCTCCGGTTCATTTCATGTGTGACATACGGGATCTGCCACCCGGAAAATCCATCGTTGAACTGTACCTCTTCTGCTGTCTTGATGGTAATACCACCCAGGCCAAACAGAGGGCTATCCCCGTTATTCAAAATACGATCCACCTCATCTGCCAACAGGTCAGCTCTGGAACCTTGCAGCAAATCAATTTGGTGCTCGTTACAGATGACATAGACGATGATTCCCGTCTCCTTCACCACATTCGAGTCGGCATATACCACTCGACTACGCATCGTAATGAAGTTTTTGTCCACCTGCTGTACGTTGGGGACATAAAAGTGGGTTTTGATAAACGCCGCCGCTGGGCTTTTGCTTCCCGTCCGCACGTTCTCAAATTCTGCCACGTTGTTGCCCGTATTGCACAGCAGATTGACTACTGCCTGATTTTGTAGCAGTTTACGCCTCAAAAGGAGCTTCTGCTGAATCATAGCGTCAAAGTGCGGCAACGCACCCACCTCCTTTACCAGTTCACGATATTGATTTTGATTTTGGCTTCACTGCCCATGGCATCGTCATAGGCATGGATTGTGAGCGGTAGTCCCACCAGAGCCACATTGTCATTTGCCTGTAGCGTAATGATGTTATCGCTCTCTGAGACGACCTTGGCAGCGCCATTCGATAGGTCATAGTCCAGATTGTAAGCGAACTCCACCGCCTCTGTTCCATCAGGAAGCACACATCCCACCCTAATCTGCTTGGTGTCTCCCACCGCAATGGTAAGATCACCGTCAAGTGGTGTCAGTGTCAATGTACCTCCTGCACCAGGCGTTTTCTCGCTCTCGCCCGGTGCGACAGAAAAGAAGTCGGCAATCAACTCCTCACGGCTGTCAGTTGCGTCATTGAATCTGTCCTCCAACACCGCCCACTGGATCAATCCGTCGTCAAACTGTTCCTCACCTACGGCTTGGGAAACAGTATCGACACGAGTAATGCGGTATACTGTTGGCTGGGCATGATTTTTGTCCATGATGAACCGAAAATCATCATCCAGCAAAACCGTCTCCTCGTTATAGGGGATATACACCAGATGTTGGTCGTCACCCACATCTACGTTTGTCTTTTCAGAGACACCCGTACCATACTGGGTGCTGTTGGTGCTATACACAGGGTATTCCACGATTTTCCCGGTCAATGGAGAAATAAAGTGGATTGTATGCTTACACTTCCACAGAACTGCCTTTTCATAGATCCGGTTATTGTCTGGATATCCACTCACCATCCAAAGGGTATTGTTATACTGCACATACTGCCCACAGTGGAGGATACCGATGTTACAAAGGATCTGTCTGACCATCGAACTGTTGTAAACGTCGCTGATCTTTTGCTGGACGATTGCCCTGACACGCTGGGGCTGTTTGTATACAGCCTTGTCATAAATCAACACGTCACAGCCAAGTATAGAGTTGAGCTGTTCTTGAAACCCGTCCTGACCATATGCCCAGAACTCGTCATCCTCCATACCACTGTTGAAGAGGGGGCGCGACATCCGATACCAGCTCTTAGACTCCTCGGACATAACAGCACCCCCTATCCATACGCAGCAGTCTTTTGTCGATGCAACAGCGTTTCCACAAGGGAAACCTGTTCCTCTACCATTTGAGCGGTAACACGCTTAGTTCCGTCCTGTCCTGTAAACTGCACATCTTTCCCGTAAAAGCCATTCAGCTTTGATACGCGGTCAAGCTCCCGTTGCAGATAGGACACATACATCATTTGCGCCAGAGTGCGGATTGCGGTATTATTCAGCTTACCGCCAAATTCCCGCGCGTCTTCGTCGTAGTCCAGATCACAGCCCAAATTTAGCTCGTAATCTGCCACGGCTGTTGAAAGCCATTCAGCCTCCAGCCCTTCCGGGATGTCGAACTTGGTTTGGGGCATGGAGTGGAATTTCCTCTCAACGTCCGCAAAGGTTGTGTTTTTTGCCATGCTCCATACCTCCCATCATGGATTTACAGGCCGGCAGTCTCCGCCAGCTTGCGCAGGGCATCCACCTTCCAGGACTCGGCCTCATCAGCACCCGCCTCAAATGCCAGCTCCACCAGCATCTTCTTTTCAGCGTTGGTTTTGACCATGCTTTCCAGCTGCTCATGGAATTTGCCCTTAGTCTTGATTGCCAGCAGTGCCTTGACCGACTCCACATTCAGCACGGAGGGATCGGGAACGTCCACACCATCCAGCCCAAAGAGCTGTTTCCGCTGCTCCTCATTCACAATCTGGATGCGGGCATGACCACCCATACCATCAATGCCGACGAACATCACGTTGCCCGTCTGGATCTGCGCCAGAACCTCCTCGTAGGACAACAGAGGATAATTCCTTGCATTTGCGGGAATCTCAATGTCCCCCTGCCCAGCCTTACGCCAGAAAGAGAGGGGCCAGGAACACAGATTGTTTACCAAAACATTATTCGTTGCCATTTTGATTTCTCCTCGTTTTGAAAATCAGGGAGGGGCTATGAAACCCCTCCCTGTTGGTGCATCTTTCTGATAGACGCCACTGATTAGCCGGCGTCGGGCAGATCAAAGTTGGTGTCGCTGATCAGACCGATCTGATCCTCCATGCCCTCGGCAACGCCAGCACCCAGCTCCATATCGAAGCGGGTCAGATGCTGACGGGTCGTAATGTCGTCGCCTGTCATGGTGGTCAGGCCACCGCGCAGGAACACCTGCAGCGGGGAAACCGAACGCTGAGGCAGGAAGAACAGTAGACCCTGGGGCATATACAGGTCGTAGTCGGTGCCGTCCTTGTTGAGCTTCGTCCAGTTGATGGCGTTGGGCAGCTCAGTCAGGAAAGAGCCGTTGTAATACTTGACCAGGCCGTTCTGCCGAATCTCCTCAGCAACCACATCAGCGCCGAAGCGGAAGTTGTTGCCGCCGACCTCTTTGAAGCCAACGAAGTCGTTGAACTGAGAAATCACGCTGTAATCACCAGCGATGTTGACCTTACCGTACCGACGCATAGACTTGAGCATATTGTCAACGCCGGTCTTGGTGATACCGCTGGACTCAGCAAAGTGCTTCACGCCCTTGGCGTTCTTGAGCGCGTTGTACAACACCATCATCACATAGTAGGCGGACTTGTTGTGCATATCGGTCAGCACCTGATTCATGCCCTCAGCGATAGTACCGTCAAAGTTGCCGCTCTGGATCTCGCGGTAGTCCACAGCGAAACCAGCAGAAATGGTCTGAGTGCCGATGGGGTACTCACGCCATGCGTAAGCAGCAAACGGCACGTCGGAGCTGGACGCCTGGAAGCGGGAATCCACGCTCTCATACTTGTAGGTCTTCATGAAGGGAGCCTCATGATAGCCGATGCGGTGATAGGTGCCCATGAAGTCATACAGCCGCACCATCTCAAGCAGCTTCGGCTCGATGGAGAAGCGGATGATGGCATTGATTTCACTCTGGGCGGTGCAATCACCCTCGATAGCCTTGGAAGAAAGCTCCGCCAAGGTCTTGACCGCCTTATCCTTCGTCTTGGCGTCCACATTGGGTTCCTTGCCGGCGACCAATGCGGAGAACACCTCAACAACAGGAGAGGTCGGCTTCACGCGGCCAGTGTTCACATCAGCACGGGCGTTTGCCATGTTGATTTCAAAAACGGTATTCATCTTTTTCACTCCTTTTCATTCACGCAAAAACACCCCACCAAACGGTGGGGTGCCCGTTGGATTTGTATTTGGTTTTACTGCACACGGATCACAAGCAGAGCGCCCTTGCCCATGTAGGCGGTCTTCTCCACAAACTCGAAATAGACCTTGTAGCCAGTGGCGTCGGCGGTTTTGGCGATAAGGCCATCGGTGCCAAACACCAGCTTGTCGCCCTTGGCGAGGCCGTCGTAGTCGCCATCCTTGATCTCGTAGTGGGCAAACTCCATTTCCATGTTTGCCACGCTGGTCAGGTCGTCAGCGCGAACATAATCGCCCTTAGCAACCACAACCGTTTCGGGATAGTTGTGCATTTCGGGCTTATCGTTGATGTTGGTCACGATCCGGTGGCAAGCCTTAGCCTCTGCATCGGAAGCAGGCAGGCTTGCAGTCTTGGCAGCGCGATCCAGGATGACGCCCATACCGAGCTTCAGTTCAGCAGTGGCCTTGCAGGTGCCAACGTTCTGAACATTCTTGTAGTAACCAATAGTCTTCGGCTTCATTTCTCTTCACTCCTTCTTAGAATACATCGACATCACTGTCGTCGGGAGCCGCAGTCGGCGTGTCCTCAGTCATTCCGAACACGTCGATCTTACTTGCGGCGTTGACTTCTGCGGTATGTGCCTCACGGGAAACACGCACCATCTCGGTGCAGATTTTACCCACGATGGTGTTGATCTCCACACTGCCAGGGTTGACGTTGAAAGCCTCGATCTCATCCTTGGCAACCGCCCGCTGCTCCTCAGAATAGGGAGCCAGAGCAGCATTCAGCTCTGCCTTGGCGTTCTCGCCCTCCAACTGGGCGATCTTGGCATTTGCCTCGGCCAGGCTTGCCTCGGCAGCTTCCTTCGCAGAGTTTGCCTCGGTCAGCCCCTCTTCAGCCAGAATGCGTGCAGCATTTTCCTTCTCATAGTCGGCCCGAAGCTGTGCAATCTCGGCTTCCTTTGCCTTGATGTCGGCTTGGAGCTGGCTGATCTCAGCTTCCTTAGCGTTCACCTGCGCCCAATACTGATCCCACTTGGCATTAGTCTCAGTCATAGCGCCGGAAATGACCGCCATCAGATCGTTCTTCATCTTCTCATCCATGTCACTATCCTCCTTTTGTTCCATTTTATTATTTAACTCCATTACGATGGCGGCCTCATCAGCCGGTGTAACGCTCAGGATCGCATATCCGCTGTAATCATAGATTTGCGGCACACGCCCCTGCTCCTTCCAACCGCCGGAGTAAATAATGCGTCCATCGTGCTCGGCCTTACCCACAATTTCGACAGAGCCTTTTACAACGCCCTTCTCCATATGTTCTCTCAGCCAAGCAACAAACTTCGGATAACGCATCTCGTCCAGTGTGCCCTCAGCGATCAGTACACGCTTTTTCACACCTTCGATTTCAACATCATCCACATACGCTCTGTCAAAATGCCCTACCATCGTGGCATCCTCAAACAGAGGCAGATTGTCAGTGCTCCGAATTTCTGTCATTCCATGTGCATAGGGAATATCTCGATCTTCAGTCAAAAACTCAACCACGATTGACATTCCGCTCACAGAATGTAGGTTGCTCAGAACATATCTTTCATCCCATGAGATTCCGTTTGTCTGCCATGTCGTATCGTCAGGGAAAATCTCATGTAGGATTACCTTGATAGGTCGTCTGCCCGCAATTTTGCTCTCACTGGAGATTTCAAAGATCGGGGCATAAATCCGTTCACCCATAATCTTTCACCTCCTACGTGTCTGAGGGAGACGGACTGGCGTTACCATTATTCGCCGCCGTTGACTCTGTGCTGGCATTGAGTGGAGCGCTGACCCCACCGTCGCTTCCATCCACATCATGATCAGGCACATCTTTGCCCGTGACCGTAAAGGAAGTCTTATGGACAGGGTACTTGTTTTCAAAGTCTTCATCCAGCTCGTAGTCCATGAGCGACAGGTAATCATCAGCATTGATACCAGTAGAAGCGATCCACGCCATCAAACTACCCTTACCACGTGAATACAAATCAGAGAAGAACTTAACCTGCTTGTCCCGGTTGACAAAGGTAATGGGGAGCACCCGGAACTCAATGCGATAGCTTCCGTCCCGGATTACGTTGTAGTTCAAGCACTTATTCAGCTCTTCCACAATCGCCTCGACCCATGTAAATACGTTGTTCGACACGATCTCAATATTTAGCGTGGCAGTAGCATAGTTGCCCGTAGAGCTGCCAGAAAGTGCAGCGGCTGCAACGCCCAAATCCTCATTCACATCCTCTTTGATAGCGTTTTCGTTTTCCTCATCCAGGAGATCAATGTTCACCGGCAGAGAGTCCATCTTGGTGCCTGCCGCCAAAGAGAAAAATGAAATGCCGCTGGAATTGCGGCGCTGGGTAAGCGCATCCCTCACTGTGTTGTGCTGGAACTCCTGCTGCTTTTCTGTCAGCGCAGACTTCCCCTTTTCCTTGCCCTCTGGAAAAGTCTCATAGTAAATCTGGTTGTTTACCTTATCTAACACACTCCGCTTGGTATTGACAAAGTAATTGGCATAGTCGATGTCATCCAATGCGGCCACTGCAAACGGCACCCCATATGGATCGCTCTGCTTGCTTTTGATCTTGGTCACAATGGTTTTACGCCAATCCAGACGCAGCCAACACGCATTGTTGGGGAACTCCCCATTGCTGTACTTCTCCCACCCTTCCTGGATCTGTCTGGGGAGGCCCTGTAGCTTGCGCTTACGCTCATCCTCCGGCATCCCGTTAAAATACCGCAGGTCAAACGCTACCTCGTAGCAGTTATTCCTGCGGCCAATAATTCGCACATAGTCAATAGGTAGAGGAATCACAGTAGTATTCACACCGGCTGAGTTGATTTCGGAAATATTCATAATGTCCAAATCAGTCAATGCCATTCTGCGATCTACTGGGACAGTGCGTGTTTCCATATAGCCCACATACATTCCTTCGTTAGCATTATGGAATAGCGCGTCACGAATGACCTCCTTATACCGCATAGCCCGAAGGACGCTGTGCATCTTGTCCAGGCTTTGGCGGTAGCTCTTACGTGGTTGGCCTGCCTTTTTGGGACGAGCTATGACAATGTAATCCAAAGAATGCAAACTCACCAACATATCAATGGCAGTCGTCACTGTACCGTTAGCATAGTACGCCCAGCGCGACCAGCGGCGCAATTCCTGAATATGCTGCATAGGCTCACGCGCCATTTTCATTACCTGCTCCACAGAATAGGGGGCGGGGCCTCTGCCTGTTTGACCAAGCAAATTGAGATATGCCGCACCCAACTGTGTGTTGAACTCGTTCAGCACACCATCTGCCGTGGGGCTGTTCACATTCTGCTCCACAACCTCATTCTGACTGGCTGAACTTTGGGTCAGCCTGGAGAGCCAGGAGCGAAATCTTGATTCACCCGCCATTCATACCACCTCCTTAATTGTAGAGCGGGACATACTCGTATTCTGAGCTGTCGGAAAATAGATCCTGTTCCAAAAGCTCAATAAAATAGTTGCCGTAGGACACTGAGGTATAGCGGTCTTTCCGTGCTCCATTCCGTTCCTCAATCTTGATAAGACCAGTTTGGTTTTGCACAGTGTACTCCAGATTGATCATCTCGTTGATCAACGCCACAGTTTCCAGGAAAGGACGTTCATAGAAAAGCTGTGTGTCTACATCGGCTGTTGCATACTCAGGCACCAATCGCTGTAGCTCCTCCACACCTTCTTGATTGCTAACCATCAGCTCAATCATTTTTCGGTTGAGTGTGTTCTTCATGCACACCGCAATTTTGCTGTTGGTTTCCAGCTGGGCTTTGATGGAGAAAACAACCTCCTTCTGCCCAGCAATGACGATACGCTCTTTCAGCCTATCATCATTGATACACGTCCATGGCTCATACTCCACGTTGCGTTCTACATCGTAGAGTACCTTTGCCAAAGCATCGAATACCGACACACCAGCATTCCGTGTATCCAGAACGCAGTAATCAGCATCAAAATCAGTAAAGAGCTGCTTGATCCGAATGGCCTGCTTGGTCGTCTCATACTCCGTTTGAGGCTCGATATAAACGACCTGCCGGCGATAGCCCTGCTTAACTTCAAGATGCTCACCATTGACATCCGATGTTTTATACTCCACACTTTCGGGAAGCGCCCGGATACAGGAAAAGATGGAGTTGTCATTGCCGTCTCCGCCCTCTGGTGCGATATCGCAGGCGACAATACGAATTTCTCCCTTTTGCCGAGGGATGGCATACTTGTTCTTGCTCCGAGCAAGTGCATCAGCGTCCCGTCTTGGATAAAATGGACGTTTCACTACCCGATTCTTGTTCAGCATATCGTAGGTGAAGTAAGCATGAGCATTCTCAGCCACCATCTGATTTTCGTACTCGATAGCCCAAGCCATGGCATCCAGTGTATTCCGCTCCTTGATCAGGAACGATCTCGGCTTGATGTTGTGTTTCAGTGAGATACTGTAATCCATAGCAATCAGTACAGAGGAGTCCTTTTGAAGCATTCCGTTGACAATCTTCTTCATGTGATCCCACATCCAATGGCTCTTATACCATGCGGAGCTAATGTAGATGGACTTAGGTTCCTCAGCCAAGAAGCTATACTCCTCGTGTTTCAAAATAAAAGGAACCTGCCTCACATACAGAAATGGAGAAAGAACGGTATCAACGATGTTCTTCAAAATCATGCGGAACTCTTCGTAGATCATAACGGTAGCACGATAACCACGTGCGTTATCGTTAGCTGGCACCACAACGATGGAACTGCCGTTACGGAACACGACCTCAATCTCGTTTTGGCTGTCTCTTACCTTCAAAATCTCCTGCTGCAAAAGCGGAGCATTGGGGTAAATTTCCTTCATGATCTTTTCAGACACAATTAGCCGTGCCTGCTTTTTGGTAGCCGATGCCACCACAATTTTGGCCCCAGGTCGCAAGATTGCCTCTTTACAGGCATAAATCGCAATGATAAACGATTTCGCCGCGCTACGAGCAGCCACTATGCAGATGCTGGGATAGATGTCCATGAGATATAGGATGATGTGCTGGTAGAGGTGCAGAATAATTCCGAAATAATACTGCACAAACCGACTGGGATTTCTCCGCCAGAAGGTAATCCAATCCATCAGCTTTCGCACACGGGTTTTACTGCCCAAATATTGTGTGGACGAAAAGTTCTCATGTACGTGCTTTTGCCGTTCGTCCATGATCTTTTCATAATCCATAGCTTATTCCTCCGTCTCCGACAGGTTGAACTCCTTGTCCATCTCTTTGGAACCTGTCAACAGATTACGCAGAGGACGTGCCATAAATCGAGAAATGTATTCCTTCAAATGGTCAAAATCCGCATACAGTGTCTTATCCTTGTAGAAGTCTGCCGGACAATACTCCTCAATATCACGAATCATCTCACCCAAAGGACTGAGCTGCATATCCGCCTCGGCTTTTCTTTTCCGCTCCTCAATCTCAGTGGTTGCGGCCTCGATAAACGCCTTATAGGAATTGGCAAGAGCACCAACACCTGTTGAGTTAGTTCTGACACTGTTTTGCAAATTCAGCTTCAAATAGCAGATAGACACGTACAGCTCATCCTGTCGCTTGTCGATAGGAACACCACACCGCTCCACCCAACTGTTGTATTCGCTTTGGAGAGTGTCATAATCACCTTCGCTAAACCCCAGACCGAAACGCCGCACCGCTTCCATAAAGTTCTTGTTATCGTCGTTTTGCTCCACATCCTGCAACGTCGCCGCGTTCTCCACTGCAGCCTCACTCCGCCTGATGATGGTATCGGTATAGGTAGCGTCCTTACTGCTCTGATCGAGATTCAACTTAGACACATATCCACTCATACGACTCCGATTGGCGCTGATCTTTCGTGCCGCAGCCCACGCCGTATCATCCACGCAAAGGTCGATGATCTGGCAGACACGCTCCATAGCAGTATCTTCGTCCTTGTCAAAAAGTGCTACATTCTCATCAAACATCTCAGAAACACATTTTTTACAGTAGACCACATACCCATTATTGCCTGCAAACAAGGGAGATTTGGATACGTTAAAATTGCCGTCCTGTTTTGCGTACTTGTGACCGCAGCGTGGGCAGCGATACACTTCATCGCTGACGGTGCGCGGTTTTGCTCCAGCAGGTTTCGCATCTTTGTTCACCTTGGGAGTAGTAGGCTTTTTTAGTTGCCGTTTTGCCGCCATGCTGCGACCTCCTCTCTCATAATACGGTAAAACCTCGGCAGTCCGAAGACTCCGAGGTTTTCTTAATCATCATGATATTTCGTGGTGCGCCTAAAGGGACTCGAACCCCCGGCCAACTGGTTAAAAGCCAGCTGCTCTACCAACTGAGCTACAGGCGCATATATGAGGCGGGTAGGGTCTATGTGGCCGTATCCCACTGGCCTACCCTCACTGATACGGGTGCAAGACATACTTTTTCAGGCTCTCGAAGTCCCGTTGGGGTATGTTAGCCCGCCGCGCTCCTGATCGGCTATGCCGCTTTGCTTACAGCGTTCAGGTTATCTATCGCGTTTTGCCTGCGCCGGAATTTCACCGGAGGGAGCGACCCCTATGCTACCCACACTTGGTCAATTTTTATTTTACCGACGTGTCAGAACCGTCACACGTCATCCAGGGTAGAAGTATGCCCTTACAGGCTGGTGGGCCGAGGAGGTAACGATCCTCCATCCTACGGTTTTTCAGACCGTCGCTCAGACCTCATAAGCTATCGACCCATATGGCGACGGAGGTAGGATTTGAACCCACGGACGGCTCATCGCCGCCTCTTGTTTTCAGGACAAGCGCCATAAACCAGACTCGGCCACTCCGCCATTTGAACCCGACCTTATTTTAGTTGCATATCGGGTAGCAACAAACATTTGCAATGTAGCGCCACCTACATAACATATCCTTTAGGCACTCTGCGGAATTGCAGGATTAGGATAAACTGGTAGGCCAGGTTGGATTTGAACCAACAACGTTTCTAATGTCACGGTTTTACAGACCGCTTCCTTCACCATTTGGATACTGACCTATATGAAGGATATGGAGCTACCACATCCTATACCTGATGAATCAGGTTGCCATCGTCTGGCTAAATGGTGCGCCTAAAGGGACTCGCCCCCCCCGACCTTCTGATTAAGAGTCAGTTGCTCTACCAACTGAGCTACACCCGCAAATGGAGCTGACACAGGGACTTGAACCCAGAACCTTCTGCTTACAAGGCGGTTGCTCTACCATTGGAGCTATGTCAGCATATGGAGCTGACGCAGAGGGTCGAACTCTGAACCTATTGCTTACGAAGCAACCGCTCTACCATTAGAGCTACGTCAGCGTATTATGATACACTCATCGCAAATTCGCTAAACCGCCGCGAATGGACTTCATACTCTTTGTACTTTTCGCCCACATTGATAGCATTTGAACTGGAAATTTTCTCCGATGGAATTAGGTACATCTTATCATCCGCCGTATAAGCAAAAATGTAATCACAACCACTACGATCAAAAGGTGTGCAAACGTTCTTCCCAGAAGCCACTCCACAATGGCGTAAGAGTATCTGATATGCACCAGATGCCGTTCTGTTTCTGGATGTTTTCACCTGAACCCGTGATAACTTGCCATCTATCTCCACAGCCAAATCGTATTTCTGAGTATCATTAAGTGGCACACTTACTGTCATTTGATTGCTTGTAAAATATTCTATCGCCTTTCCAAGACCTATATTCCCTTGTAATGATAGGTACATCTCACTCCCTCCAACTTATAAAATGGCGACCTCGGCGGGTTTCGATCCCGCTACCTCCAACGTGACAGGCTGGCGCTCTCCCGATTGAGCTACGAGGCCATATGGTGATGCGTGAGGGGCTTGAACCCTCAAATTCCACCTTGAAAGGGTGGTGACTCTACCAGTTCGTCCAACGCACCGTATGGTGATGCCAGTGGGGGTCGAACCCACAACCTCCAGCTTGAGAGGCTGGTGACTTATCCAATTCGTCGATGGCACCATATTCACTTGTCCCATGGAACAAGCTCATCCAAATCGAGTGGAGAATTGGCGGTTGCCATTTTGACATAACCACCATCTACAACCTTCCATAAGGTGAATCTCATTCTCTCAATATTCTGGCTGATTTGATATTTTTGACCAGTTGTTGTTGTGCATAATACACCGGGGCCATTCTCGGATGGTGGTAGCTTTTTCACTGTTTTCTCAGTCGTTTCTTTAACTACACCAGGCTTCCTTGACATACACCCACCGCTTTCTATTTTATTACAGAGACATGAGCACAATTTGGCAGGGGTGGCTGGAGTCGAACCAGCGATACGGGAGTCAAAGTCCCGTGCCTTGCCGTTTGGCGACACCCCTATATGGAGATACTGGTAGGATTTGAACCTACGATCCTGGGGTTGCAGCCCAGAGCCTTAACCAATCTTGGCTACAGTATCATTTGGTGCTGGTGATGGGACTTGAACCCATACGCCATTTCTGGCAACAGATTTTGAGTCTGCCTCGTCTGCCATTCCAACACACCAGCATATTAGATTACGGAACGCATTTTTGGGTTGTCAATTAAAAGTTGATTCCATGTGTAAAATTGCTGTTAGCGTTCCAATGGTAGGGATGATGGGAGTCGAACCCACACGCTTTTGGCGTCGGAACCTAAATCCGGTGCGTCTGCCAATTCCGCCACATCCCCATATAGCCGCCAGACAATCTAACCGTCGCTAAACTGTACGGCGCTGCGGCCAGCACCACATGGCGGTCTGTATCCCACTCGGCTCTACGTTCACTACGGGTTGTGGGCCACCGGGAGAAGTTAGTCTCCACTCACCTTGCCTCTTATAATACGCTCAAGGCAGCGTATGCCGTTACATACCCATCAAGTAGAGAAGTCACAGGTATAAACTGCGCTGGAGTGGGAAACGGGACTTGAACCCGCAACATCCGACTTGGAAGGACGGCGCTCTACCAGTTGAGCTATTCCCACATGAATGGCACTATCGCAGTACCCACGCTGCTTAGGTAGATGCAAGCAGTAACACCGCTTCTTGGGTTTACCTGAATGTAGCATTTCTGTCGTACAAACAGCGGATTTTCCATCTCCGTTGTAGCTTCAGCATTGCCAGCGCATTTCAGTCGCAAATCCCATACTATTATCGCGCCCTTCCTTGGTCGTAACTCTATGGGTGAGTTTCTGTGAGTCGGTTTCTCTGTTCAACAGATGCCCGTTAAACGGCTCCCCGGCCACAGGGAGCTTGCTAACACCGAAAAGCCCTGGTTGCGGAAGTGGGATTTGAACCCACGATCTCCAGCTTATGAGGCTGGCAAGGAAACCGCTCCTCCATTCCGCAATATGTAGACGGTTCTAAAAACGAGACTGGTACAGGTACCTATCTCTGTAAACTCCCCGTCATGTTTTGTTCTTCTGGCTGGCAGGGCGGGACTTGAACCCGCGACATCCTGATTAACAGTCAGGCGCTCTAACCAACTGGGCTACCCGCCAATAAATCAAACGAGACGCATCAAAAAGGACAATTTGAAAGCAGAATTGTTATTTTTTTGAAAAGTTGCTGTAAGCGTCTCAACAGGACACATAGTTTTCTTTTCCTCAAAAAAAGTTTTGTATAGTTGCTGTTAGTGTCCCAAAATGGTAGAAGATGTCGGACTCGAACCGCTATTCCTGCTCCCAGGGCAGGCGTGTTACCATTACACTACATCCTCTATATGGTGGAGCCGAGGGGAATCGAACCCCTGTCCGAAATTCCTACATGAACAAGACCTTCTTACGCAATAGACGATTTTTCAGCGATGCCTTACAGCGGG